GTAGCTGTTGCAGCCTTATCGGCAATAGAAGCGTCTAAGGATAGAGTAGACCCTGAACGAACTGAATATCGGCAAAAGCTTTATGATGCTCAAAGAATCTTCATGCAAGAAATGGAAGTAGACTAGATTATAATTTCTATTTTGCGCCTTAGGCCCATACCTAGCCCTGCGCAATGGTTGAAAGCATGGACTGCTGCATCCACTTGGTCGTCATGAACATTAGCTTCAGGAAACGCAGACATCTCGTCAATAAAGTCAGTGTTCCATGCTCCTTCTAATAATCGAACATTTCCGTTTGCTACTGCGGCTGATAGTGGTTTTGCTCTTGTTTGTTTATCACCTGTAGCACGTTGTCCAGTAAAATCATATCCCTGAAGAACGTAACGTGCATATTGGTCAAGTAAGTTTTTACCAGCAGATCCGGGTTCTTGTTCCATTCGTATAGGTATCTCAGGACCGTCTTCTATTGCGGTCTGCCGTATAAAGCTTTCTATTTTATCACCTTTAGCTCTTATTCGTCTGATATCTATTATGTAGAATATTCCATTTTCAAAAGCTGCGAGACAGCCGACTGTCCAGTCAGGATCTGGATTAGACGGAGTTGGTTCAGTTGCGGCTAAATCCCAGAATCTTACTAGTGACGCATTTTTTGAAAAGCTTGGCATCTCGTTTGGCTCTAAAGTAATAAAGCTAGTTCTGTCGAACATTGATCCTAAGGTAGTTGCCCACCAGTCACCGAACTCAAGCCTCTTACGTTCGATTGGGTCTAGTTCTGCCAGTACTGCACGATATGAGTCTGGGTCAATTCCGGGATTGTCTGTTAGTTTAGACGGTATAAATATTCGTCCGTGTTCTTTACCTTCGACAAGAAAACGTTGCCTTACCCAATTTGGAGCAGGGTTTGTTGCGGCACGCATTCTAAGCGGAACCGTAGATAGTGGACCATTCGCAGGGCGACGTAAACGAGAGAACATATACCTATAATCAGCTTCTCTAATTTCTGTAACTTCGTCCATGCCAATAAACTGAAACTCTGAACCTTTATATCGAAGATAGTCATTTACATTATTTAAGTATCCGAAAGTTATTCTTGCCCCGCTGGGAAATGTGGCTGTGTACATATTAGAGTTCCAGTGAACGTCATCGTATTCACTGACCCACTCTCTGAACCTGTCCATGAGTGCTCCGGGCAAAGCTAAGTCAGCATATGTCCGTCGAAAGAGAATAGCAGAATAATTTGGGATATCAACATATTGTAAAGCTGCCATAAGTAAGGCTGAGCTCTTTCCCCCACCTGCTGCACCACCAAAAAGAACTTCTGTTGTTTCAGACTTCAGAAAGACTTTTTGTGTCAAAGACGGCTCTTCTATCCAATAGTTTGACCCTTTAGGTTCTAAGTATTCTTTGATTTTTTGCCAATCCGCTGCTTCTGTGGACATATTTGCTTGTCTCCTGTGCAAAATAACGGTAAAGTATTATTATGAAGAAATTTTTGAGTCGTACATTTGCGGCCCATACCTTAATGGTAATTTCTATAGGTCTAATCCTAGTTGGTATTAGTATACTAAGTTTAGGGTGGGGTTTAGCAAGTGGTGGCTTGTGTTGTGGAATATATGGAGTCCTTTTAGGAGCAGATTAATAAATGGCTTGGAACACTTCTAACAAATCTTTGGAAGACGCTTTACGTAACGCAGCGTCAAAAGCCATGCCTATTTCAGTAGGTGCTCCAATTTCATACAGCCCTTCTCTGCAAAAAGGATCAGGCTACCATGATGGTTGGGATATTGTAAAGGCATATAAAGAGGGTGTATCTCAGGTAACATGGGTATTTAGGTGCATTGACGTTATATCGTCTAATCAAGCACGATTACCTATGATTCTCCGTAAAGACAACAGTCCTTTTGGAGAGATAGTTCAAGAAGATGATTTGTTAAAACTTTTTAACAACACAGCTAATAATGGAGAAAACGCTTTCGCTTTTAGATATCGATTATCATCTCAGCTTCTTATGAGCAGTAGAGGGGTGTTTGTTGAAATTGTTAGAGGAAGAGGCGGGATGCCTATTGCGTTACATCTTCTGCCTCCACAGAACACTTCACCGATTCCTGATGTTAACAAGTTTGTAAAAGGGTTTGAAGTAAAGATAAGCGCTCACGAGAAAAGAACGATAAAACCACAGAACGTTATTTGGATAAGACGCCCCCATCCGCTAGACCCTTACTTGTCCATGACTCCTATGGAAGCAGCAGGAGTTGCAATAGAGCTTGAAAGCTTAGCTAAAATTTACAATAGAAACTTTTTGATAAATGACGGACGACCCGGAGGATTGCTAGTCATAAGAAGTGAAATAGACGAGCAAGACAAAGATGAGCTAAGATCTCGTTTTCAAGGAAACATTGGGCGTGCTGGTTCAGTTGGTGTTATTTCATCAGATGATGGTGCCGACTTTGTAGACACAGCGGCAAGTCCTAGAGATGCGGCATATGTGCAAATGAGAAATATAACCAAAGAAGAAATACTAGCTGCGTTTGGTGTGCCTGAATCAATTATAGGTAACTCTGCTAATAGGACTTTCTCTAATGCTATGGAAGAAGGTAAAGTTTTTTGGATGGAAACCATGTCACCTCATCTAGATTTGATAGCTAGGTCTTTTGATGCAATTGATCCTGATAATTTTATTGATTTTGACATAACTAACGTACCTGTGCTTGTTCTAGCTAGTCAAGAAAGAGAAAAGCATAATCTAACTGAATTTCAGCTAGGATTAATCAGTGTCAATGAATATAGAGAGTCAGCTGGACGAAAGAAAGTAGAATCAGATATTGCTGATTCGCTACTATCTAATCCAAATCAAACACCTATCGCTAATACTGAAAAACCAATGAATCAAGACACAGAAGATGTTCTGGAAGCAGGAGTTCCGTTTGGTCAGCAAGGTCAAGCAGCAAGCAATCAACAACTTGGGGAATTTGATCCAGAAACAGGTAGATATGTGCCTTTAGGTCAGGTACAAGGCACACAGTTAATTGAAGCGCCTGCGGCTCAAGTACCTAGTGGAGAAGGTTTAGCAAACGTACAAGGAACTCAGCAGGTTGAAGTACCTGCCGCCCAAGTACCTAGTGAGCTTTCTAATGAAGAATCTTGATGATAAGAATATAGCTACTTGGGAAGAAAAGACTCTTTATCGAGTTGAATCTTTAGAAAAGTCTTTTGGTGAAATTTTAGACAACATTATTGATAGTCAAGAAGCAATTGTTGTCAATAACTTGAACTCGCCAACTACTTTGGCGTTGCTAGGTCTTGGTGAAGACGCTGACTTTTCTTCTGTTGCACCTTTAGCTGACTTAACATTATCGACTAATCCATTATTAAATGAAATGAGTAAGGCGTATGTTAAGGGAGTGGAAGACACTATTGAAGAGGGTGTTGGCACTAAAGTAGATAAAGAAATAGCCGATGCGGCACTATCAGAAAATTTAGCAGTTGTAAACAACTTCAATAGCACTACGCAAGAGGAAGTCATTACTGCTTTACAGACTGCGGCATCTTTTGCGGGTGATGAAGCGAATGGAGATACAGACGTTGTTTATAAAGCATACATAGCTGCTATTTTGATTAAAATGATTTTCAATAAACTAAGAAATAAGAGAAAAAATCTTATAGTTGAGACAGGGGTTCTTGGAGCCTATAATATGGGTATTTTTGATGCAGGTGTGGGCATGTTTAGGAGAGATCCTACACTAAAAAAGCAGTGGGTTTCTAGAAAAGACGGTAAGGTTAGGATTCAACATCTAGATCTAAATGGCGAAGAAGTACCTGTTAACAGTGCATTTTATGTGAATGGAGCCCCAATCAGGTTCCCTAAAGATCCATTAGCATCACCAAATCTAACTATTAACTGCAGATGCGTTCTAAAATTTGTAAGATAGATTATATAAAGTGAGTTTATATAATGTGTCAAACTAGCCTTTGTTTGAAGGTATAGGATACTTAAAGAAGTTCAATTATTTTAGGAGAAAAATGTCTGCAACAATCTTTGATATGGAAGATGCACGACGAATTGAAGACAATGTTGTGTTTAAAGCAATATCAGGTCAAATTGGTATTGACAAAGCTGAAGGAATCGTAGAGTGTTTTGTATCTGGAATAGGAAATAAAGACTCTGTTGGGGACATAGTTATGAGCGGAGCATTCAATGGCTCCCTAAAAAGAAGAAAACCACGAGTAGTTTGGGGCCATGACTGGAATCAGCCAATAGGAAAAGTTTTAGAAATATATGAAGTTCCTGCATCTGACCCAAGACTACCTAACAAAATGAAACAAGCTGGCATTGGGGGCCTTTTTGCAAAAGTTCAGTTTAATCTAAATACTGAAAGAGGACGTGAAGCTTTTGCAAACGTAGCATTTTACGGAAATGAACAAGAGTGGTCAATAGGTTACAAAACGCTAACTGCTGACTTTGATACAAATAATCAAGCAAATGTTTTAAAAGAAGTTGAACTATATGAGATTTCTCCAGTTTTGCATGGCGCAAATCAACTTACAGGGACTATATCAGTTAAAGATGAAAAAGGTGGCATGAACAAACCTTCAATGGAAATGGGATCAATGTCTGCAATGCTTTCTAGAGCTATTTCTCAAGCATTGCGTAAACCAGTAGAAATTATTAGTTCTGATGAAGGAATGGTTGTATTCCAATCAGGACCGAATATGATGTGGCGTGCTCCTTTTAACATGACTGAAGGATCAGTCCAAATTGGGAAACCAGTCAGAGTTAGAGCAAATTATGTTCCAGTTGAAGAAGATGAAGCAAAACCTCCTGCAAACATGATGCGTAAAGAAAACGTACAAGAGCCAGAAGGCATAAGAGATGCAGAACCAGACGAAGGCACATGGGCTACTCCAGATATTGCTCTTGCATGGGCAAAAACATTTGGATGTGAAGGTTATCACTCCGAAGGCGCAGGATATCTTCCATGTGAAACCCCTGAAGAATACCGAAAAGCATTAGCAGCTTTCGACGATAACGCTAATTTAAATTCACACAATAATTATCTTGGAGGTGTCGAAGTGGAGGAAGCTAAAGATGGCTATAAAGGCCACATGGGAGGGTCTTGTCCATCATGTGGAATGAGGATGAGGAAAAAGCCGGATTACTTAAAAGATCCATTAGCATTGCTGATGATGGCGTATAATGAAATGATTCCTCTTAGAGGAGCAGGTGAACTTCGAGACTCTACACTAGAATTGATTGAAGGAGTTGGGCGTTATTTAGCTGATTCCCCTGCTTCTTTAGAGTTAGAAAAAGGCGCAAAGTCAGGGTTCATTCTCCATGTAAAGTGTGATGAATTGCAATCATTAGATGTAACGCAATCTGTTGCCCATATTCCAGTGTTCTCGTTCAAGAGTGACTCTGGGGTTGATATTCATTTTTCAACAAAAATGGATCATCAAGAACTACTTGAAAAGGTAGCTACCTCATTGTCTACTTTAGACTTTGACCCTGATTTATCGGTAACAAAACCCAAAGATGTTGACACCAATTCTGGTGTTGAGTAAAATAAGCTGAGAAAGATTTTAGGAGTAAACAAAATGAGTGACAATATAGAGGCAGAACTTCAAAAGTTTGAAGAGCTTGAATCTCAGCTTGCAGAAGTTGAGGTCAAGTCAGATGATGAAGAAGCTGTGGAAGAAGCTGTAGAAGAGACTACGGAAGAAGCCCCAGCTGAAGAAGAAGAAGAAGCTGAAGAATCAGAGGATGGGGAGGAATCTGATGAGGTTGTTGAAGAAGCTGATAGCGAAGATGAAGCTGAAGTCGAAGAAGAAGAGGATTCATCAGATAATCATGAAGGCGAAGAAAAGTCGGATGATAAAGAGATAAGCGCAAAAGCAATGAGCATTATGCAACAAATCTCTGAAGAAGAATCAGAATCAGACATGCCCGTATTGTTCCTATCTGATGTTCGTTATAAAGAAATGATGGAAAATGGCGAACTTCTTATGAGAGAGTCTTTTGATGGATTAGATGAAGACGCTAAGTATGCTTATGAAAAAGTTGGTGTATTTGAAGAAAATGACGGAAAAGGTTACGGGACTCGATATCGCCGTAGAAGCCCTCTAGAAATAAACACTGACAGAAAAAAGCATTATGGTAAACCTCATGACAAAGATAAAATGAAGAGAAAAGATGAGGCTGACAAGGACATGTTTGAGAGTGAAGCACAAGCAGTTGCAAGAGCAGCTCAGCTTGGCTGTGAAGGCGCTCACCAGCATAGCAATGGAATGTTCATGCCATGTGGAACTATGGAAGCATATCAAGCAGCAATGGCTGAGGGTGAGAAATCAGCGTGCTTATGTGGCTTACAGAAAAAGATGCTGGATGAGCCTTGTGACATGTGTGAAGGTGGTTGTGCTTCTGTAGATGGCCTACCCGGACTTGCAGACATAGAAAATCAAGTTAAGTCACTATATGCAAACTCTGAGGTTATCAATTCAGGATATTCATCATTGGATGATATTTATGTTGTAGATATTAAGCAAGACACAGGTAAGTACATTGAGGTATTTATGTCTGGCGAAGGTGAAGAGTTAGGATGGCTCACTATAGATCCTTCTATCATGGATGAAAAATCTGCTGAAGACCTAAACATAATTTCCAGACAAGATGCTGAAAATGTTGCCATTAAAGAACTTGCTGATAGAGAAATTGAAGGCTCTATTTCAAGTGTAATGGTAGATGTCTTTGGTAATGAAGATGTTTATGTGGTTGAGATTGAAGCAGCTGATGAAAAGAGCTATGATTTCTTTGTTTCGGTAAACGGTAAAGTTCTAGGTTACGATGAGTATGAACTAGAGACTGAAGCGGAGCTTAGCGAAGAAGAAGAAATAAAAGCACTTGAAGCTGAGCTATCAATCAAGCGTATGTACTCTCGTGAACAGCGACAGCAAATGGCTGAAAACGGAGATGCACTACCTGATGGTTCATTCCCAATTGCTGATCAAGCTGATTTGGAAAATGCAATAGTTGCACTACCAAGAGCAAAAGATCAAGCTGCTGCTAAAGCACATATTATGAAGCGTGCTAAAGAGCTAGGGTTAGAAGATATGCTTCCACCAGAAATGATGCAAGGAGAAGAAGGGGAAGAAGGTGAAGCTGCACCTGCTGCTGCTCCAGCCCCTGCTGCTGCTCCAGCCCCTGCTGCAGGCGGAGGCGGAGACGCTCCTGCACCTGCTCCACGTAGAATGGAAGATGAGAAGTCTTTGGAAGAGCAGTTAGCAGAATTTGAAGCACTAAAATCAGAGGAAGGTCTTTAGACAGTTTTTGGAGGAATGATGCACTCTAAACGTGCAAACATGCGCATAGGGCTGGTTAATGACTTGCTATTAAACTTGGGTGCAAAAGCGTTTCTTGGTCATGTAGATGAAGACAATCGTATACAATATGATGAAGACGAAAATGTTTTGGAGTTTATTCCAAGCGAATATGAACAGGATACCTTATGAGTATTTTTGAAGATGAACTCGAAGCATTTGAAAAACTAGAAAAAGCTTTCGAGCAGTCTGTAAAAGCACCAGAAGTTATTGGTATTCCTCAAGAGCGCATCACTGGTGACATTCTAAGAGGTCGAGGACCAAGGCGAGGAAATCTAGAAGATCTCCTAAAATACTGGCGACCCATAATGAAAAAACCCGGTGGCTTTAGGCGCTGTGTTGTGATTCTAGCTGATAAGCCTAAACTGTACCCTCCTCAAAGAATTTGTGCTTGGTTGCACCATGAGGTAACTGGTAAGTGGCCTAATGAAGGTAATCATCATGGGCGTAAAAAGAAAAAGCCTAAGGCTCGTAAAGTAACTCGAAAGATTCGTAAAGCTGCTCGTAAGGCAAAGTCAGATGACTTTGTTTCTGATACGTTTGAAGTATCTGAGTATAAAATGGCTTTGAAAGAGTCTAGAGATTTTGGCGGTGTCTTGTATCAGCCGATTGCTGGAAGACAGGCGGCTGTTGAATTTAAGGCAGCTATGTTTAATAAGATGCAGGATAGTTTGCCTGCTAATATTGATGTTAAACGAGTTGGTACTATTGGTTCTTCTAACCCGTTGCTTCAAGCAGCACAAGGTGTTGGTACTGCTATAGCTCCGGGAAATGTTTCTGATATAAGCGTTTGGAATCCTAGGCGTTTTGCTCGATCCCAAGTTTATGAAGCATTAACTCCGGGCGGAGGCCGTGCAAGGTCAAGGATTCGTAGGTTGGTTCGAGGCACTGGTAGGGGAGCTAGGAATAAGTTTAGGTGTCCACCGGGATTTGAGAAAGGTGGAACGTTTACTGATTCACAGTTCTCAACTTGTGGTGCGCAAATATTATCTGTCCCAAGAATAGGTCCGGGATCTCCATCAGGAGATTTGTTAGGGGCGTTATCAAGATTATTTAGAATGCGCACTATGTTTCCTGAGGTTGGAAAATCTAGAGGATTCAATATTAGCGCAGCTACTAATGCTACGCTAATTCAACCTGCCCCAAAGAAGAATTCTTTTGTTAGACAGCAACAGGCACTAGATTTATTGTTAACTGCGTATAATACTGAATCGCTTGGTTCTAGAATTATACGCCGTGATGGTTTGATTCTTGAGCCTGCAGTTTCATTTGCTGCTTTAGGTAAACTAGATGAGTTTGATGATTTAGCTGATGGCTCTTTGTTAATTCGTGATAGAGCTGAGAAGAACATTGGAAGGGACGCTGTTCAAGCTTTCAGTACTGGATTGAGGGACATTTATGTAGCTATTCCGGATGTGGGGGCTATAAGAATTTATAGAGATGGTGGAGAGCTTTCACCTGAAGAGCTTGGTAGCCTTAAAACTAATATTCAATCTGCGGTTAGTAGGGCTGCGGACATTCCTGATCCAACAGCATTTTTAAGAAACTTTTCAGAGATAACTGAAGAGCGTTTTAAACTAGACTTTGGTGAGGTTTCCGGTGGAAAGTTTGCGACTGTAACGAAAGAGATGCGTGAGCTTGTTAGAGTTCAGTCTGGCGATAAAGTACAAGTTGTGCCTAGGTGGGTCTATGAAACTTTCTTGTCTAGGTCTGCACCCCGTAGACCAAAATCTTCACCAGTTTTCGAAGTTGTTGAGAATGGGAAGAAAGCGCTAGATCCTTCTTTCCGACGTACACATATGTACGATTATTCACATAAAAAAAAAGTCAGTTAAATTCGACTAAAGAGATTGCTTTAGCTTTAAAAGCAGACAGCTCATATTTTGATGAAGTAAATTTCAGGGCTTCTCTTTTTAGTGATTATTTGGATCAGAAACAAAGTGCTCCTAGACGGCTTGCTAGGGTAGGGCGTCGTGCATCTAGTGCTGCTATTTTTGATGCGGGGGCGAACAGATTTAGGTGCCCACCCGGAACTAGACGGGGTGGAACCTTTACTGATAGGTTTGGTACTAATTGTGGGTATAGGTTGGCTGATTCGGTTGTTGATTCTATTGCTAAATTACAAGCGGCAATAACTAATACAACTAGAAGAAGGGGCAGGCTGCTTCCTAAGCGACCTGAGCAAAGGTCTAGGGATTTACCAGATATTTATAAAAATAATTTGGATAATGCTATAGATTCTTTATTGGCTTCTTCCAAGAATTTAGATGATGTTGCCGCTCAGTATGAAACTAGAGGAATACTAGGTAGGTCGATTGGGGAGTTATCCCAGTTGTCAGGGATGTCACGTGAAGATAGAGATGTCTTAAAAGGTGATTCCTTTTTTGAAGATGTAAACAATTTGCAACGTTTAATCAATATGCCTGACTTTGAAAATATTGATGACGCTACATATACTAAAATTGTTGATGCTATTGAGCGCTCTATGAAAGCTGAAGCTGGAAGGCTTTCTTTGACTTCTGGTGAGGCAAGAGATAACCGTAAAGTTCAGCGACAGATTGAAGCCATAAATGGAAGTTTGTTAAATGCTCTTAGTGCTAGAAGGAGAGACACTAGGCCTGTTACTCCTAGAGACATAGATTCTGTTGATGAAACCCTTCCTGATGCTCCTCCGCCCGTATTTATTAATTCTGTTCTCCCTGATCGTCAAGGCATTGGAGTTGACGAGAGGGGTATGCCAGATTATTTGAGGCCAGATTATTCTCCTGAGCGATATGGAATTGTTGATGGAACTAGAAGGTACACTAGGCGGTCTTTAAATAATACTCAAAGTTTACGTCGTAGAAAATTTAATTTGAGGAATCGAAAAGGTGAATTAAAGGACCGAAAAAGAAAGCCTAGGAAGCTGCGTGCGTTGTCTATGCATTCTCGTGATAGAAATGAGTTAGATGACAGAATTAAGCAAGAGCACACAGAGTTAAAGAATTTTTGGATAGATCAGCTGCTTCCTGAGAGGGAGCGTGTAGATAGTGTGGGTAGAAGAATACCTAGGAATTACGATGAGTCGGAAATAACTGAAGAAGATATTTTAGATTTTTTGGCTATATCTGCTGATGATTCTGATGCGCATAGACTGAATATGTCTAGGTATAAGGACTTTGTTGAATTAAGTTCGTTGGTTAAGTATATTGATGAACGAAATGCTGGGTTGTATGACGATTATGAGAGTCGTCAAGATTTTCTAGATGCTCATAATTTTGGTACGCCTTTTTTGAGAAGAAGAGAAGAACTTGGCCTTTATATTGACCATGTTGGTAGGCTTAGTACACATAGGAAACGTTCGATAGCTTTAAATCCTGATGGTACTCGCTTTAGGTACGATATTCCTTCTGACTTTGAGCTAGAGGTAGATGAGCCTGAGTTTAGAGAGCCTTTGCCTTCTCCTCCTCCACCATTTAATCCATTAGCAGATTCGATGCTGGAAGAACCCCCTACTCCACCTCCGCCTCCAATATCTTTTTCTTTGGATCGTCCAAGTATGGGTGATGATGAAAGACTTCCTAGGGATGATGGCGGTATCCCATTTACTCCAGAGTTTGAGCGCATACTCGACTTGCATGATGAAGCTTTTAAAATGAGTCCCGAAGACCGTGATCTTTTTATAGATGTTTTGGCAGATGACACTGATGATGTGACTTTACTTGAACTAGGGCAATCTATAGACGAGAGAGAGCTAGATATTATTCTATCTGGAGGCGAATTTGGTCAAGCAGGATTGATGGAGAGATACCCTGAAATTGCTAAAGCCCATGTCTTCTTAGAAGAAATTAAGCAAAGAAAGATGATAAACAAAGCCTCAGTTCTTTCAGATCCACAAGGAAAGCCGTGGTCTAAGTCTGAGAAAGAATTACTTTGGTACATTGCTAGGGCGGAGTCTGATGGGTTTACAGTTGAGGAAGCCATCGGTAATTTGGCGAATGTGCAGCGTATACCTGAACTTGATAAAAGTGGTATTCAGCTTTTGGGGGAAGCTGAGCGGGATTTTGCTAATAGACTTAGCGTTTTGGATAATCCAAGTGAAGAAGTTACGAGTTTGTCTGCTATTTTGACTACGAATACTGAACTTGCAGATATATTTACGGGTACTGAGATAGAAGAAAACGTTAAGCGTTTGGGAGCTAGGTCAGATTTTGGAGTTCCGTTTGGTCCTGCTTTGGAAAGAATTTATGGCAGGATTGATGAGATTGATGAAGAATTCAGAAATACTAATGCTTCAACTGAGAAAGCTTTAAAAGAACTTTCTGATGATGATTTAGTTGCTTTATATGTGGAGAGTTTGAATAGAATAGAGGCTTTGACTTCAGCTGAGGACTTTGATATTGATGATGTGGATCGCTCTGAATATTTGGGATTGTTGAATGAGTTTCAGTTTATAATGGCTTTGGAACCTGATGAGCGTGACTATGCTAGGTTGAGTGAAATAGGTGGCGAAATTCAAGAATTGGTAGATAACTTTACTGATGCTGATAGAGAACTTCTTAAGAATAAGTATAAGTTTATTCGTAGTGATTTAGGGGAGCGTACTGATAGTGAAGTTGGGGATGTAGCAACTATTAATTTAGACAAAGCCATCAAGCGAGAACTAGATGCTAGGCAACGTAAACAAGATCAAATTGATATTGATAGGCTACTTGGCATAGGAGGTGGTTCTAGGCAATCCAGTCCGGAAATAGGATATGAATCATTCTCATATGAAGATGTTGCCGAAGATCCAACAGTCGGCTTAATGTCCACGGACAGAGACATTGTTGAACCAGTAGCAGACGCAGTTAATGAGATACCTAATCCAGTAATTAATATTGAAGATGCTGATGCAGACACTCCTCCTACAAGAAATCCGTTAGCCCCTGTAATTAATAATATTGCAGAGGGGGTTATACTTGATTTAGGGACCAACGACGCTCCAGTCGAAGAAATAGAACGCATTGCTGCAATGCCTGATGGCCCTGAAAAAATACAGGCCATACGAGAACTCGCAGAGGCGAGAAAACTTGAAAATGACTCTGGGTTTAATTTTCTGTTACAAGATGCTATACAGTTTGCTATAGATGATGTCGATTCTGTAGCAAGTCTAAGTCCAAATGATTATCCTAGACTTTTTGCAATGAGGGAAAAAATAAAAAGACTTCCGCCTGACTCTTCTGAGCGTGATAGGCGTGAAGAAATTTTTAATTCTCTTATTAGGCAAACTATTTTGGCAGAGTTAGCTTCTTTTGTTGATGGAGATGCTGATCGGATTCAAGGAGATGGTTATCACAACAGATCAACCAGCTTACGGGACTCAGCTGAGAGCAGAACCGCTGAACGCTTAGCTGCTATGATTCAAGATATTTTTGAGCTTCGGCTACCAGAAGGGGAATTTAGCGATTATTTCGATGATATGGATGAGCGGGATGTTGCTAAAGCCGTAGGACGTCAAATTCTTAAAAACTTTTTTATAGAAGACGGTAAAGTGAGAGATTTTAGGACAGACTTTGATGAAAGATTTGGCTCATTTAGCTTACCAGCGATCATGTCTCAGCTTAGGCAAGCAGATGGCACGGTTTTAAATAGTTCGATACTTGCACTTGATCCTGAGTTGTTAAATGAAACACGTAGACTTCTATCAGTTGGAACTGCTACCCCAAATTCAGGACCAGAATTTGTATCTGAAGGTATAAGTGATATTGGTATTGGAGCCGTTCGGAGAAATCCAATTGGCGAAGGACTTAGCTTACGTAACTCATGGAAAGATAATGCTCTCTTTCAAGACACCTTTGGATTAGAATGGCAAGATACGGGATTCACTCAAGAAGAAATAAATGATTTAAAAGGTAAACTTGTAGGAACTTTTCTAATCGACACTCCTGAAGATTTTCTTTTAGACTTTTTGAATCGTTACGCTAAAGATCAGGATTCGCTTCAGAAGATGATTGATGGTGATTTTTCTGAACTAAAACGTGATATAGGTGATGAAGCTTTTTATGAAGTAGCTAAAGTATTGTCTAGAGTGGTAGATGCAAATCATAGAAAACTTGGTCAAAACACTGAAAGGGTACTGGAGAGTATAAATGGAAACACAGGTGTCGCCCTATTTCAAAGATACCTTGATTCAGATGGCACGAACCTTTTAGGAGAACGAGGGCTGTTGGAGGCTAACCCGACGTTTACTGGTGAATCAAGATACAATAATTTGTTAACGAAACTAGGTGTTACTTTGTATAACACCGCTCTTGAGGGACCGGAACAAGACAGTTCTCTAAAACGAAAGATGGGGCTATTGCTTGGTATCCCTTCTGATACCGATACCGCACTTGACGCTATAGACAACACCAATAACCTCGTAGATGATGACTTTCGTAATATATCTAGCAGGATAGACTCTGTGACGGCTCTCAAGGTAACACGTGCTATTTTTGGTGGAGAAAAAGATGTTTACCCGTATGAAAATACGCCTGATATTCAACCTTCAGAAATAGCGGATAAACTGGAAAACTCTGATTTAAGTTTGGAAGAGTTAGATAACTATATTAATTTCCTTATAGACATAGAGGGGTCTGTTTTTGCGTGGCAAGACGACATAACTCGTTTTCTAACATCTAATACCGATGAAGAGTTTACTTCAGTGTCTAATATAGATACTTTTGAAAAGATTAATCAAAAACTATTGGCAGGTTCATTGCTTGCAAAATACCGAAAAGAAAGTCAATTTAGTGAAAGAATCCAAGAGAAACTGGATATTGGATCTGTGCCTTATTCCCAAGCACTATTTGAAAGCTTAAGGCCGTTTGATTTAAATATAGAGTTTATTGATAGGGATGGGGAAACTGTAAATCTTTCTGACGATAAAAGAAAATTATTAGATATTATTTTGGGTGGTGAAGATTCAGTTGTTGATCGTTTATTAAGCGTCCAGAACGTTAATATAGATAATCCAACAGTGCAATCAAAGATAAAGGAAAATTTAAATCGGTTAGATTCAGAGCAGTTAAATAGTTTAGCGGATGCTTTGGAAGAATTGTTTTTTACTAATTCTGCTGGTAACTTGCTTCCAACTCGAGTAAGGGAAAGAGGCGGGTCTGCCCCTGCACAAGCGATCCTATCTGAATTAGTTAGAGAGTCTGATCTTTCTTTTAGTAATCCTGAAGATCGCCAAAACATATTAAACTTAGCTTATCAGCTTGAAGGTTTTGAAAGAAGGGCTTTAGAGGACCCTACTAACACTGTATTTTCTTTAGTAATGTCTGATGGGGAAACTCGTGAAATTGATTTTTCTGATACTACTATGGCTGCTTTGGATATTGGTTTTACCAGTAATCCTCCTCTTAGGGATTTTGATGTTTTTAAAAGACTTGTAAATGAGGAAATAGCTAGAAGAACTGTTGAAGAAACCACTAGGGATGTTATTAATATTTTTGAGCAAGAAACTGACGGTATCGCTGAAAAGATACTAACCCATAATCCCAATATTGAAAATCGTTTTGGATTAGGTCAACTTCCTGAGGCGGAGCTTATTGATAAACTAAGAACAATAGTTTATGCTAAGATGACTTCCAAAGAGCTAGATACAATGCGATTAAATATGAAAAGCATTCTAGCTGAAGAAACGCAGCGAAATACTATACGTTATCGACGGTTGAGTAAAATTTCTAATATGCTTGATGAATTAGCTTTAGAGATCAACGAAAATCAGTTAATTGGTGAGAGTGCTATAAGAGAAATTGGATCTCCTTCCTCGTATGACATTGAGGGAACTGGTATTAATTTTGGGTTTGCACATCAAGTAGACCCAAGAGTGCATTCTCTTAGAGGCCTTCTTGACGCTATAAGGTACAGAGATGACTTAGATGACTTAGATGATTTAGACCCTATAGATACAGGTTGGGCTAGAGCTATTGCGCCAGAAACTTTAAGAACTTTAGGCGCTGAAAGGCTTGGCAATCTTATATCAATTGCTGAAGCTGGAAATATTTTTGATACTTACATCAGAAGAATGACTGGTCAAGATAATGAAAATCTTGGAATTGGTTCTATCAGAACACATAGATCATTAGACATATCAGGATTCTTATCGACTTTAACAAATGAGGAAATAAAAGAGTTTCATTCAGCATATGAGCGGTTAAAAGGCATGTCCTCAAGAGATTTAACTGGTGCGGAACGTCTTAACAGGCGAAAAATGGATAAAGCGTTTTTTGAAATTAACGTAGATAGAGATATAGTTGGTAACTCTTGGCTGTATCAGACGGACAGATACCTTCCATTGACAGACGCTCTTCTAGAAATCGCAATACCTGAGGCGGGCAGAAACCTAGTCACAAGATCACCTTACGCTAGGCAACCGGAACTTCCAGAGTATGTTTCGGCTACTTTAGCTCCACGCAGTATGGGAGATATGTCAATTGAAGGTCTTAGAGATGCTGCTGCAAAAATAGATCGCCTTTTATATGGCACTGAGCTAAATGATGATCCTTTTATACAGCCAGCGACTAGAGAAAGACTAACTAGGCAACTTAAGAATCTAGAATTAGAGATAGATAGAAAACTGGCGATAGCTGCATTAAGTCTGGGAGATTTTGAGAATTATCAGTTCATAACCCTTGCAGAATTAGGTGTCGCGCAAAGGGACTTACCTAGAATGAAACAAATACTTTTAGAGCAATTAGACGCTGATGGGGTTAGTGATAATTTACTAAATGCTCTTGGCGTTATAGATAACCTTCAGAAAGACTTGGGCGTCATTAATAGACGAGGTGTTGATGGTAGGCCAATTGAAAAGAGTACAAATGCTTTTACTGTGGATTTGCTAAATCCTATTTCTGGAGTCAGCCAACGGACAGAACCAATGACAGCTAGGGTTGATATGGCTCTTGAAGCATGGGTAGCGGGAGATCTTGAAAAGGCTAGAAATATTTTGCGTCCTGCAATATCTGATGATATTGCAATTGCTATAAAACTTCGTAATGATCAAATAAGAGGAGTTGTTGGGGATGATCCTAATAATTCACCGATACTGGAGCTTTTGGGAATTGATTTACGGACTCCTGATGAATCAGAAGTGAAAGAGGGTCTGCAGAAAATGGCATTAGCATATTTGCTTGAAGGGTACGAAAGCCGACGTAGTATCATACTTAGTCTAAGGGAATTTGACGGGGAGACTGGTGCAGGTTTTCCTGATGAAGTGTTTGGTATTGATTCTGGTGTCATTGAAGATGACTTTTTGGACGATGACATGTTGGAAGCCATTTATGCTAGACTTGAGGCTTATGGAATTACTTTAAAGGATCTTGGCATAATAGGGGATACTCAATTTTTATCATCTACAGTTTTTGATGATAGTGACGAAATATGGACAGATGCACCCGACACATCCTCTTTCGGCCCCATGAGTGATAAAGCCAAAAAGTTTATTGATGACTTGTACGCATTAGAGGAACAGTTTCATAATGGTGAGCTTGATGGCCCTATGGCAGAATGGTTTAGGCAGAATCTCAAAGGAGAAAGACTTAATTTACAACATATAAAGCAATTAAATGATGAGATTATATCACTTCGGGGTACGCTTTCATCCCCAATTAGCAATCCTAAGGGATACGAGGCTAGAGGCGAAATTGCCCCAAACGTTTTTCGTTTTAATGGTAATATTGCATACTTTTCAGGGGAAGTGGATAGAGAACTACGTATACGAAGTAGGAGAAATTTGAGGATCAGGAATTCTTTTGCTAAAGCAAGAGCAAGGGGTAGGGTAGCTAGTAAAGCTGAAGTCCCAAATGTATGGGGAGAAGAATCAGCTGATAATGCACGTAACCAGCTAGATACTGCAACGGAAGCACGTGTAGCTTCTCAAGCAGTAAATATTTGGGGTGGCGATATTGAGCGTGGTATAACGCCGTGGGCTCCTCCTGATCTTACAACTGGGATAACGCCGCCTCGACCAAGTATAAGCGTAGATCCAGAGCCTTCTACAGTAGATAATGAGTCTATTAAAACTTTTAAAGATAATTTTGGTTTATCAGGAATTTACATTCCCTTGAACAAAACTGTTGAAGCAGATTTTGGAGAAGGATTAAAACAGTATACGTTAGTTACTAAGCCAGAAGTTTATGATGCTGGTGGAGCAAAGATTCCAGCGTCTGGCGGTTATAGTATTACTATTGATGGAGAATTCACCCATTATTTGGTTCCAAGCGATGTTCTTGAACAAGTTAATGAGCTAGGGGCGTTTTCTCCTGAAGGTCAGGATTTGTTAAATAATTTTGCTATTAAAGGGGCCCGTACTCAGGGGCCAGCTCTTAATAGAGGTAATTTTAAGAGACAAATTACGAGTAGTGGAGGCACCAGCGAAGCTACTCATGCTGGATTTTTTGCGGGTAAGGCAACTTTTACCCCTGTCAATGGTGACCCTATAGTAGTGGATGCACGAGGTTCAGGTCTTTCAAGGGTAATGAATGACAATGCTATGCTGTTCTATGATGCACTTGGTGTTGATAAGTGGACAATGGGTGCAAGTCTTGACGGGTCTGCAGCATGGGCTAGAGCAGGGGTAATAACTCCTGACACTGCTACGTTAGATTCGCTTGACAGGGAGATGAATCAAGTAGCTGACTTGGCTATAGCATTTTTCACTAAACGTGATGCAGGTATTGATACTACTCCTGATGAAAAGCATGCAGCCTTAATAACTGGGAATATTTCTAGGGCTAAGGCTATAAAAGCAATGGCTAATTTTGGCCCATCTGTTAACAGGCCACAGCATGTTGACTATATTAGGACACTTGATCCAAGTGGTGAAGGAAAAAATACTGCAGCTTTTGTATTTTTCTCTCAGAATGTTTTTGATTCTGCAAAGTTGAAACAAGTAATTGAGCAAAACCCAGACATTGAAATTGAGAATTTAGGAACTGTTGATGATCCTATTCTTGATCTACCTTTAGATTTGCCTGATTCAGCATTCCTTGTGTATGGGAATCGGGATCTAACTGGAGTTAATCCTCTTTCATCGCCTGATTCCCCTTTGCCTTCTGATAGAACCGCCTCGGAAATTTCAAAGATACTCAGTGGTAGGCAGAGTGTTACTGAAAGTCCTACCACTGGTAGAGCGTTTAAAAAGGATGCGTATGGTGCAGTGGTGTTTACAGGGACTGTGAATACAAGTACTCTCCAAGACCGTGGTCAGTTAAGAACAACAGGCCCGTCTACTGCAGGTCCTAATGATCCTTTGACTCCAGCTGATATTCCTAGTGACACGCCTCTTGATAAAATCAAGCAAGATTTTTTGTTTGATTTCTTTGTTTTAAACTCTTCGGAGGACCGTGGCGATGATAGCCGTTTCTTTAGAACGGGTCTTGTAAGCGGTAATAATACTGTTTTGTTTGAAGATAAAGAAACTGGTAAAAAGTATATTACTAAGTATAGCCCTGTTGGAGATGGTGGAGCTACGTTTGATCATCCAGCTTTTGGCGGTGGTGAGAACACTGAGGAAAATGGTGGCACTAATGAAGCGTTGGGTGCAGCAATGGCTAACGCACTTGGTTTTGAAGTTGGTGCCGTGATATCAGCAGGGGATATCAACAACATACGAAATGCAGTAATTATTGAGCCTCTTCAAAATATTCATGGGCCTGATATTGTTCCCTTAAATGATGAATTTAATGGAGGGCTGCCTCCAAGTCCAACTGATGCTCAATATGTAGAGTTGCTAGGGTCTGTTGATCCTGCAGATATTGTAAGGTTGTTGTTACTTGATGGTGTCATTAATAACTCTGATAGGAATGCTGGCAATTTGTTTATTAAGAGAAATCCAGATGGAACTGTATCATTGTTGCCTATAGATGCTGGACGAGGTGTTTATTCTAGGACCAGTAGAGCAGTAGATGGAAAGATAGGAATTACCTATATGGGACCTACTGTTCCTGATGAAAGTAAAATTATACGTATAGAAGAGGACGGGCGGGAGCAATTAAAGAAAATAATTGTTGCGCATTTAATGGATACCTTTGATACTACTCCTAACTTAAGGAGGATGGGATTAGCTAAAGTTCTTGGTAAAGATTCTGTAAGAGGAAAAGACACGTCTGAAATAAAGATTGATAAATCAAAGTTAAACTCTGTAGTTGATGACATTCTTTCACAAGTCGCACAGTTAGGTAATACTATTGATGATGAATCTATACTTGATATAGAAAGAAATTTCGGTACTATAGATCGTCAGATGGGAGAGTTCGGTGACTTAGGTGATGCAGTTATTGACGTCCGAAGAGCGTTTCAAGAACGACGCCGATGGTTGCAACAAGCCAGTAGAGAAGATATAATTAAATTGTTAGAAGAAGCTTACGAAACAATTCAAGCGCCATTCGACGAGGTGGTTAACAATGAATAGATTTGCAATAATAAATCAGTTTGATGTATCTCCACAGCGTGTAAGAGCATTTCTTAATTTTAACGATGATGGAACTGTTATTTCTGAACAAGGCTTTAGCGCTG